GAGGATCGGATACGCTCGCGGACGCCGCCGCAAAGGTCGGCGCAGAAGATGCACCATTACTTTGCAAGTAGGTGTTCGCAGCACCCAAAGCAAGCTCGACAACCTGCCCGGACCCGTTGGAGTAGTACACCATCCAATTGCCGGCCGTGTGGTCGCTCGTGCTCGTCATCGCATGGGATTGCGTATGCGAGGCAGGCTGCGAATACCATCCCTTTGTGCCCGATCCGTCCGTGCCGTACAGCATCGCATTGCCGGGACTCGTCGCATCGCCCGACAACTTGACCCCGCTCGCGTCAGCCGTGACGGACATCTGCGTGATCACGTCCCCCGTGATCTGCTGCCCCGTTAGCCCGAAGTTGATCGTCTGCGTGTCTAGCACCGTGGCGTCACCGGAATTTGTACCAGTCAGTCCTAGATCGGTTTTCAGCGTCGCGAGGGTCTGAACTTCTGGCGCACCAGTGCCCGCGGTCTTTCGATAGAAGACCGTGCCAGTAGCGACATCGGCCTGCTTTACTAGCGTGACTGCACCAAGATCAATCGACCAGGCCGCGCCAGACGATGAAACCGTGATGTCGCCTTTGTCGCCGTCAGCGACAGTGGCCGTAGGTGCTGCGAATAACCCATCGGCACGAAGGAAGTTTGTCGTCCCGCCACCGCTCAGAGGAACTAGTCCCGCTTCCGTACTGGTGAACAGGGGCAGCGTGACATCAGCGCCCGAACTGCTTTCAAGTAGCCGAGTGCTTGCCGTGTAGGTCAGATCTGTTGCCCCGCCTGGCGACGTGTCAATGTCTGCCAGTACGGAATGGATCTCAGACAGGCTCGGCATTAGGTCACCTCGCGCCCGCTTGCACGGATCACCAAGGATGATGCCGTGCCGGCAATGGTCGAAACGAAATCACCGGAGTTCAGCACCTGTCCGACGATCTCGGGACATAGGTAGGTTTCGCTTGCCTGAATCGTCCGCGTCTGAAGAATCACGTTGGCCGCGCTGGCCGATCCGCCGTTTGCCACCACGTTGATTGCCAGCGTCGCCCCTAACCCGGTGACGTTCGTCACCGAAAACTTGTCGATGATCGTCCGCGCCCCGGTGGACGTGAATTGCGTCGTCTGCGAGTTCTCGGCGTACTTCGCTTCTAGCAGGCATTTTGAAGTCGTCGTCACTGTGCCACCCCTTGCTTGAGTCCGTCGAGTTCCTTGGCGAGTTCGGCCACTGCCGCCATGAGCACCGCGAACTGCGTTTCCAATTGCTCAACGCGAACCTCGACCACCGGCGGCGTCTGCATCAAGGCGTCGAAAGCTTTCGCGCTTTCGTGCTTCAGTTCCTCGACGCCAGCATCATCGAAGTCACTGGCCGCGAGTTCGTTATTGGTGGGCGCGATCACTCCACCTATCCGCTCGGTGACATCGCTCATCCATCGGTAAAAGTCTCGCGTCGGCTTCTCGGACCCGGCAATCGGGACATCGATCCGCGGAATGGTTATCACGCTCATGATGCGTCTACCGATGCGGCATAAAGATTGAACGGGATGTCGTCGGTGCACCTCAACCGGAACACCCGGTCGCGCGATGCGCCCAACGCAAGCCAGCGGATGCGCTCAGACCACCGCCCCGTCACGCCCAACGACTTCTGAAGCGGCGCCCCGAAGTTGCGCCCGCCGTCATTGCTGATTTCCAAGGTCATCGAACCGCCGTGCCCTGTCGTGCACAACACCTCTAGACCCCTGAAGTTGATCTCGCCAAACGCTGGCGCGATCAGGTGCGGCCATGTCCGCTCCCTCGGCATGGTGTCCCCAACGAGGGTGTTGACCGATGCGTCGAGCTTGCGGATGTACGGTCCGACGCACGCGTAGTGATCGCCGCCGTAGTGGGTGACTGCAACGTAGTCCATCGGCGCATAGGCTCCGTTGTCGTCCCTGGCGCGCTCGTGCCACTCACGCGTCGCTGCGTCCCATACCCAGGTCGTTTCCATCCCCGGAGCATCGACGCCGATGAATTCGGAGCCCTCGATCTGATAAGACCAGAGACGCGCTTCCGCCAGATTGTCGCAGGCCGTCAATGCTTCCTCGACGGCCTTCTTGCTGATCCGCTGCGGTTGGTAGCCGTTCATCATGTAGACGATCCCGGCGCCATTCTCGGTCTGCCCGATGAAGATCAGCATATCGGCTGCGATACACACCGCTTGCTGGCCGACGATACCAACCGCGATCGGCGTGGCGTTGTATCGCGTCAAAGGAAAATCCGACCCGCCATTGTTGATCCAGACCTCGGTGGACTTCGAACCGAACAGGTACAGCTCTCGCTTGTGTACCTTGTGGGCGATGATGTCGTCGGGTTGCGTGTCCGCGCTGCTGAAGTCCAAGGCAGCGACCGAAGACGCATCGTCTATTGCCGAAAGGTAGAACTGTTCAGTCCCCGGGTCGGCGAAGATGAAGTAGCCGTCCAGAAACGCCACGTCGCCCGATCCGAGCCAACCGCTTGCAGTGATCTGCAAGAACGCATTTGATGCCAACGTGAGAACGTAGCCGTTATCACCATCGGTCACGCAAAGTTGCCCGGTCCCGTGCGTCATGCCGACGTACCCTGAACCCGTCAGCAGTACACCTCGCGCTACCAGCGCGGCACCGGAGACTTCGTAGAGCGTATTGCCTGCAACGACAAACCAACGGCCATCAGCGTTGTACGAATTGCGGATGGTGCTCGGGCAAGTGATGTGCGCTGTCTCTCCTGGCGCTTGCTTCAGGATGACTACACGGTCCTCGCCATTGCCCTCGATCTCGTACAGGTACAGATTGACGGAGCGCTGTACCGCTGCCTTCCGGTCTGCCAGTTGGTACGAGGGACCGATGGCACTGATGGAACGCATCTCATCCTCCGTCGTTGAGGATGTTGCCGCCGAAACGACGAGCGCCGATGATCGCCGGCCGCGACGCCTGCGCGTTGAGCCGGTTCCGCGCCACCCCGGCAGCCGAAGCAATCGCCGGAGTCACGCCGCCCAACAGTGCAGGCGCCATCCGTTCGGCAAGCATCGCGGTTAGCCCGGACTGCCAGCCCTTCGGCATTGAATAGGACGTGTCTAGGTCCGCGAAGTCGGCAACCTCGGCGTGCGTCAGGAGCTTGACCGACGCAGATGTCGGGACCGGGAGGAAATAGACGGTAGCCAGCCCATCGTGACAGTAATACTGTGGGTCGCCCGCTTGCGACTTGTCCGCGACAGCGTGATATTGCGCCATCGTCAGCGGACTGAGCATGACCTCATCGTCCGCGGCGCGCACCCATGATGCGCTGACGATCTTGTCGCCAGGATTCAGCGCCGACCATGTGGTCCCAAGCGTCCCGGTTGCCGAAGTGACCGTCCCCGTGCTGAACAGGTCGCGGGCAAGCATTGACTTCCCGCCGTTCACCTCGTCCACGATGTCGTTCAGCCCATCAAGGCATCGATCGAACAGGTCCGCATCTTCTGCCTCGCCCGGACTAAGCCGGTTGAGGTAGAAGGTCAGCGCCCCCCGAATGATGACGCGAGCGGTCGCCATTTACATCACCATTTGGGTGCGGTGCCGGTGACAGATGCCTTGACGGCATGGCACGAATCGAACGAGCCCATCGCGCTGCAATACGCGCGAATTGTCTTTGACGACAGCCCAACAGCGTAACCCGGTTTTGCTCCGAGAAGACACCTTGAAGCTTCGCGCAATAACCAACGGCTGATGCTTACAACGGCACCGACCCCACAGATCGGAATATAAACATGAGCAGCCACTTACGCCACCTTGCGCGGACGGCCTGGGCCGCGCTTGATTGGAAAAGGCCCGTCATCCTTGGCAATAGCCTTGACGGGTGCTGCGCCGATCGGTTCCGCAGCGTCAACCGCGGGGGAGACAACCGCAACCGCTGCGGGCGGCGCCGCAAGCTTGAGAGCATCCCGCGCCTTCTGTTCGGGCGAGCGCGGCCACCGGACCCAGCCCGCGAGTTCTCGCGCGGCCTGCTCCGACTCGTCGCAATGCTCGTTGCCGAGCGTGGGATGCTTCATGTAGATGATCATTGCCGGTTGACCTCTAGCATGTCGAAGTAGACCAGCGAAGCGCCGACCGCCTGCTTCACGATGAACAGTTTGTCGAGCATGTCGCTATCCCTTTTTCAGACTACACAGGTAGTCGTGATAGTTGCCGGGGAATGCCCGTTCCTTGTCGTGGTGCGTGATGTTCAAGCCGGGGATGCACCAGATGTCGCCACCTAACGCATTCCATCGCCTCGAGAATGCATAGTCCTCGCCGAACCACACCCCCTCGTGCGCCCCGTGCTGGAACAAGTCCGTCGATGGGTGGCATTCCTCGCCATAGGTCAGTTCCGGGTACTTGCGCATGAAAGTATTCACCGCGTTCCGCGTCACCTTCAGGAACCCCGCCGGCACGCATACCATCTTGACCGCGTGGTCAGTGTCGCGACACAAAGGCCTCCCGGTTTCACCAGGCCACGGACGGCCCATGAATTCGACTTCGTCGGTTTTGAACCGATACGTGCCGGCCACGACATCTCCGTCGGTTTCCAGAAGGCGGACGATGCTGCCAGGCTCCCAACTCATGTCGTGATCGATGAAGACCACTACATCCGCGCCCCAATCGAGCGCTCGGCGCAGCATGATCGCCCTGGCCGCGCTGATGTACGCGCACCCGATCATCCATGTGATCCCGTGCTCCCATCCTGCCTTGTCCAGCAGTGGAACTTCGGCCTTCACTGCCTCGAAATAGGCAGGATGCGGTCGCGTCAGTGTCGGGGTACAGATGACGACCTTCTTCCCCGGCGCCTGCCGCGCCTCGTTGACTTGTTGGAGCGGCGTCGGGGCTAACGTTACCGTTAGCCCCTGCTCCGTGATTACGCGGTCGGCCACAGGCCCACACCGCGCAGGGTGTTCATGATCTCGTGCAGCACCGCCAATTGCCCGGCCGCAAAGTCCGTAGACGATGCGACGGCCGTGGTGTCCATGCGCGAGGCCACGAATGCGCGGCGCGAAACGGGCGTTGCCCCGTAGAACGCAACGAGATCGCTCGCGTTGCCGCCCCACTGCGAGCCGTCCGGGCTCCCGTAGTCGAGTCGTTCGTAGGTTGCCATGTTGTCGCTCCTTTAAGCGTTGGCCGCGCCGATCATGCGGCAGGCCCATTCGGGACGAAGCGCAGCCATCCCATAGAGGATGTCGACACGCATCAGCAGTTCGTCGGTGCGGATGTCCGAACCCTGCCACACCCGCAGGCTCAGGCCCTCGGAGCGCTTGCGAACGCACATGTTCGCGTCGCCCATCAGCGGCAGGTCCGCCGTGATGAACTGGAAAGCGTCCTTGTGATACATGAGCTGCTGCGCGTAGTTCGTGCTCGCCGCCCCCACGAACGTGATGTCGTTCCCGTCGGCCGGGGTACCGGAACAATTCTGCGCAGGATTGGTGGTGCTGAACACCATGGCCGGCGAAAAATTGATGGTCGTCATGTTGACGCCCCCCGTGCCGGTTGCAGACGTGACGACGAATTGCTTCAGGTGAGGCAGCGCGGCTTTTGTCTCCGGGTGCACGTCATACATGCCCTCGACAGTAAACACCATTCCAGCCGTTGCCACCGGACCAGTGAAACCATCTACCGTCAGCGACGTGATGCCGCTTGTTAGCGTGCCGTTATTGATCTCTCCGGCAACGTCGGCAACGTTTTGCATTGTCCACATCCGGTCGTTCTCGTACCAGTCCGCCATTGCCGTCCGGCCAAGCATGCCCTCGCGGTACTGCTCGCGGATCTGCGCCGAGTCTTGGAACAGACCTTTCAAACCGTTGACCATGCTACCCATTGTGACGGAATCGCACTGGATGTAGCGGTTGCCGTCCTTCGGGGCCGCCTGCTGGTTCAACTTTGCACGCGCCGCACCAGGGACCGTCAGGTCCGTCAGTGCGGTGCCTGCGGTGCCTGCGACCTGGTAGGTCGCCTTGGTGCAGAAGGCGATGAAGTCGGATTCGATGCCAGAGAGCATGGCAGACACAGCCGGCTCAATGTAGTTCCGAGACAGATCGTCGAAAGCCGCATCGGAGTTGACGGACTGGATCAGTTCCTGCGAGTTGAAGCGCATGTCCACACCGTCCTGGGTCGCGACGGTGATGGTCTGCGTGACTTCGTTCTGATCCTGCACGTCCATGATGCGCGAGCCGGTCCGGCGCAGGTACTTGTTTGGCGAGCGGATCTTCAGGGTCTGACCCTTGGGGCCGTTCGACGGGTTGTACGTGAAAGACGAGTCATATTGACGATCAACCGTGCCGATGAACGCGAGTTTCTCGTGCGCGATGCGCAGAGCCTCCTTCGCCACCAGGTCGGTAACTGCAAGAATGTTGGCCACAATTTGCTCCTGGGTTTCGCGTCAGGAGCAATTGCGCCCCTAACGCCTTGCCGCTTTCATCTCGCGCCGTCGCTTTGCGAATTCGGCGTCAGACAGGTCGGCGAGTGATTTCTGGATGGTCCCCTGCCCTCGAATCGGCTCGATGGGTGCGGGCACCTTGCTTGGCTTGGGCTTTGCCTCGGCCTTGCTCGCCATGAGCTTTGCCTCGAGTCTGGCGATTGCTCGTCCAGCTTGAACCGGTCCCATGCGCGCGATGGCTTCGGCTTCGTCCCAATTCTCAGGATCTGCCAAGTAATCGATCACTACGGCGGGTTCGTCCGCCTCAAAAATGGCATCGGTGGCCGGTTTTGGCCTTCCTTTGTCATCAGCCAACCCATTGAACGCTCGGTTCAGGTCATTGGCTTTCAGATCGAAAGTCTCTTGGCCCCAGGTTGCCGTTAGCTTCTCAACCACCTTACGGCGTTTGGCTTGCTCCTCGTTGCGGCTGGCGATCTCGGGTGCGATTTGCGTCGCACGTTCATTGATCAGCCGAGCAAGCTCAGAGCGGGTAAGCCGCAGTTCTTCGCTATCGTCCTGTGCAGTTCGATTTGTACTCTCTATTGCACTGGATTGCAAGTGCCCTCGCTCTTCGCGTTCACGCAACTTCCTTGTGAGCTTGTCAACGCGGTTCTGCAGCTTCGATATCTCTCGCTCCTCGGGCGTCTTCTCCTTCTTCGGGACTTCCTCGGCAGGCTTTGCTTCCTCGGCCGTTTCGGTCGCTTGTGCCTTTTCGGCTGGCGTCTCGACGTTCTCGCCCTCGGCAGCGTCAATCGCCGCGTTGATGGCGTTCGGCTTCTGTTCGGCTTGTTCGGCCGGCGCGACTTCTGGCGTGGTTTCCTGTTCCATGATCTCTCCTTGGTTACATCAATAGCAGCTCGTCGTCTGCCTGCTGGCGCTTGATTCGCGCACGTTCTTCCGCCCTGGCCTTGCGCTTGGCACGCTTCTGGGCGTCGCTTTCCGTCTTCACGACCTCTTGGCCTAGCGGTTCGGTTGCGCCCTTGACTTCAACACCGAGCGCGACGGATGGTTCCTGGACGGTTTCTTCCGCTACTGGTTCATCGATCTTGCGTTTCTGGCGCTTTCTTGCAGGCCTGATCTCGAGCCATCCGCCGCCGAACGGTTCCGGCGGCGGCGTCGCAAATCCAGGAACTGCATCGGCAGCGATCGATGCCGTGGCGGCGCAAGCGATCACTCCGCTCGTGGTCGCAATAAGAACTTGGCTAACCGCTCCGGCAATGGTGCCAGTCGCACCACAAGTTAGCCCAGCCGTTACGGTTGCCTCAAACTCTATTTGCGTGCCCCAGTAATTCGGTCCGTAGTAATGTGGCCCGAAATACCTGCCGCCGAAGTGTCTGCCTGTCCCTGCGCCTACTGCATAGCCTATATCGACGCTTGCAAGCAATAGCGTACAGGTTGCCGCGCATTCCAGCGCGAGCGGTTGCCCGGCGACAAAATCCTCTCCAAGCACTAGAACTGGCGTCGCGTTGATCGACCCGGTGCACGATGCGGATAGGCCCGTGTTGACCGTCGCAGTCATCGGCGCAGTCAGAGTGACCGTGACCGTCGAGAACGTGCCGGTAGCCGCTACCGAAGCTCCGGTGCTGACCGTCGCTACGAACGGAGCCGAGTCTCCCTGCTTGCCGAAGTACCGCGGTCCAAAGTAAACCCGGCCAAAGTAGTTGCCCCAGTAGTACCCGGGGACGGTTAAACCTTCCTTCCCGAAGTATCTCGGCCCGAAGTAGCGGGCGCCGAAGTAGTTGGCGCCGAACATAGCCCTACGTCAGGTCTTTGGTAACAACGGTGCGGTTGCCGGACGAGTCCACCGTTGCCGTTATCCGGTCCTTGGTGTCGCCGATGTCCCTGTAGACAGCCGTTGTCGTCCCTAGACCGGATGCCTTACCCATCAAAGCCGCCGCGAACCCGCGCATCATCTGCCGCAAAGTAGTTGACCCTTCGATCACTTCGTCGTGCACCGCGTCAACCTCCGCAGCCAGTGCGGTCGCGTATGCCGTCCCTCCGAGCTGCGAAGTATTCACGTCCAGCAAATCCGTCCCGCTCACCAGCGAATCGTAGACGTTCGCCGGCACCACCATGTATTCCTTCCACACAGGAAGGCACACACTCTCGTCCTGAACGATCACAACCAGTTTCCCGAGCGTGTCGGTGTGCGAGGTGGTGAGCGTGAGGTCGTACCAACCGCCGACGCCGGTAATCGCGGCCCAAGTAGCGCCGCTGATGTCCACTGTGGCGCCGCTGCCCTCTTTCAGCAGCTCGGCCTGGTCCGCCGAACTGAGCGTTACGCCAGTCTCTGGGGTGACCCCGTTCGTCGCGTCCACGAACGGCCCGACGCGCACGTTTGTCTGAGTGCTTTGCTTAAGCAGTTGAGCCATGGTGTTACCCTCTCATCATGCGGTTGATGTGCATCGAGCGCGGAGCCTGAGCTGTGCCCGCCGTGATGGTGGCGCGCATGTAAAGATCCAGAGTCGTTGCGCTGATCTTCTGACGGATTTTGTTGCCCGTATCTACCTCAAGTAGCATCTGCTGGTACGCCGGACCGGCGTCGTAGTAGTCGTCACCAATCTCGTTCTTTGTGACGTAGTAGTCGGTGTCTTCCGTTCCCGCGGTGTGCAGCATCTCGCAGTAGACGGCGTGCCCGCTGACCGACACATCCTGGTAGCTGCCGGTCGTCGCGGTTGAGGCGTCCGTCGCCGGGTCGTTCCAAGTGATCCCGCTGACGAAGTAGCCGACGAGCGCGATGCAGTCGCCGCCGTTCGCGCTTTCTTGCTTGGCCTCGAAGATTTCCGACCCATCGACACCGCAGATCGCGAGCCCGGTCCCGCTGTTGGTGCCGCTGTTCTGCGTTTGCTCGCCCGGAAAGCCGTAGATGTCCTCGGATGACCCGTTCTTGCGCCACGCAATTTTGTTGAACATCCCGCGATCGGACCAGACCTGGAATATGGCGGCCACCGCGGTATCGGCGCCGGTAGCGGTCGCAATGTTGATGTCCGAGTAGACGGCCTCGCCAGGAGTGAACGTCGCCGCGTTCTGGCGGAACTTGACGTGCGCGGAGTCGAAGAATCCGACGACCTGCACGACCGGCGTTCCGTTGGTCGTGCCGACGTTGTAATCGAAGGTGTCGTCCGCCGAGTCGATGCCGCACGCCGCGTAACTCCACTGCGCTCCGCCGGTTGCGCAGTGAGCCCGCCACGTCGTCGTGTCGGTTGAGTCGCCGCGCCGGAAGCCGACCGTGGAAGAATCGGTTGCGTCGGTCGAAAACCTGTAGCGGATCAGGACGCCACTCGCCGTGAAACCCCCGGGCAGGATCGACGTGCAATCGTAGGACCGCCACGTCGCATCGTAGGTGCCGCTGATGTTCTGTGGCGTGATGAAAGTGATTGCTGGCATGAGTGGTTCCTCAGTCCGCCTGACGCGAAGTGGGCGCGCTCATGGTTTGTAGACCTTCGCCACTGGCGCGCCGTTTGAACTGGTTTGCGAGACGAAGATCATGACCCCGTAGTCGAAGATCGGCGTGCCGAAGTAGAGGTTCGGAGGGCCGCCGATCTGGTGCGTGCCATAGGATGACCAAGTTGAGCCGTCGAACTTGTAGATGGCGCCAGTTGTCGCTCCGTCCCCGAACAGCAGCAGGTAGTCCCTATCCGGTGACGCGAGGACGCGGGCCGCGCCATTCGTGCACCCGGCACTCACCGGCGTGTTCCAAGCCGAGTTTGTCGTGACGGTCCCGCCAGAGGTCACGCGGTAGACCTTTGTGCCCTGGCCGAACCACACGTAGCCCATCGCGTAAGCGATCCACGGGCTGTTCGACAGGCCGCTTAGTGCCGGGGTGAGTTCTGACCAGTTGCCTGATGGCGACGGGGATGGATTCCATGCCTCGGCGCGCAGCGCGTCGGCGTAGATCAGGCCGCCAGCGCCGCTGTTGAGTTCCGGGAACCACTCCATGCACGACGCATCCTGATTTGCGATGTCGGCGATGGTGTCGATCTCAGTCCACGACCCGCCCCACGCCCGCTTCGACACGTTAACGGAATCGTACTTCCGCATATAGAGGTCGCCGGTCTTCTGGTCGCACGTCATATGGTAATAGGCGTGGCCGATGCTCTCCGACGGCCACGGTGTGTCCGACGTTGACGCGCTCCATTGATTCGTCGCGTCATCCCATGTCAACAGTTTGTGCACCGTCGTCTGGTGCCCGTGCCCGACGAACTGAATCTTCTTGTGCACGGGGTCCCACTGCCCAGGCCCCGCATACTCAAGCACCGACTGCCCGTTCGTTGAATCGACGAGCGAGAGGTTCAAACCGCCCATCGTGAACGTGGCCCACGAACCGGATGCCATGCCGCGAGCCGTCTGCGCGAGGGTCGAGATCCCAGGCGGCGTGTGCCCGCCAGGGAAATCGATGTAGTCGCGACTGACAATCAGTTCGGAGTAATCCATGTAGGCATCGGTCGGGTAGTTCGGGTTGTGCGCGCCGTCTGCCGTGTTGATAAGGTTGCCGATCGTGATCCCGCTCCATCCGACGCCTGCGACCGGCGATGTCTTAACACGACTTCCGAAGTCCGCACCGCCCGCGCTCCCGATCGCGTTGTCGTAGATGGTGTCGTGCGTCAGTTTCGGCGCGCCGTCGTTGTTGGACGCCCATACGCGCGCGCGGTCTGCGTACAGATCAAGCTCGACCGTGATAGTCGTCCGACCCGAGCGCAGCAGCGGCACGCCAGCGACCAGTGCGTCCGCGTCAGGGATATTCTGCGACGATAGCGGCACCGTTTGGTTGGCGCCGTCCGTGGAGCTTGTGTAGTTAAATGGGCCGTACCGCTGCTCCCACTGTGACGCGGTATTCGGGCTCGACGGCGTGCCGGCGTCGATCGCGTTCTGCATCTGATAGTCCGGGTTTCCCGACAGCCCTGTCCCCGATCGTTGTCTTGTGATTGAGCGCGCTGACTCATCAGTGATTGCGGTCCTCCGGTAACCGTCCACGAATCCCTGGTTCTTGTAGTTGTGGATGACGAGCTCGCCCTCGCTCGATGTGCCGGTCGTGTCGAGGATGAAAATCTTGGCTCCGCCCTGCGTGCCGTCTCCGAGCAGCCACTTGTAGTTCCAGTGCGCGTCCGCCCACACCGTAACCTGGACGTAGACCTTGCGCAAGAACGCTCCAGCAAGGTTGTTCTTGTCGCCGTTGAAGACCTCGCACCACCATTGATTGTCGATCTCCCCGGAATCGCCGTAGTTGTTCTTGCCATGCCACAGGCGCAGCGCCTTCCCTGACGCCATGTGTCCAGCGTCTGTCACCAGTTCGAAGGCATTCGTGAACGTCGAACCCATCGATGGATTCTTGTTTGCCGCGGCCACGCCGGGAGCCGCATAGGCCGCTGCAGCATCTGTGAACGATGCCCAGTTCTGGGCATGTGTCACGCGCCCAGTGGTTGACCGAGTCGTCCAGTCGGCACTTCCGGTTACATTGTTCGTCACCGCCGCGCCGCTGAATGACGCCACGTCAGCGCCGCCGGTCGTGGCCTCGATCCCGTTTCCGGGCTGTGTGTAGGCCAGCGTGCCGGTTTCGCCAACGTTGATGATGCGACCGAGCGAGTAGACGAGCGTGGTCGAGCCGCTACCGCTCGAATAGGTCATCGCGGATGCTCCGCCACTCATGGACAGCACAAAGCCGCCAGACCCACCAGACCCGACCGACACAATCTGCGAAAACGTCAAATAAATCTGCGTTCCGGTGCTTTGAACGGTTGCGGTCGAGATTGCGACGCTTTGCGGGCTAGATGTAAACGCAATAGGCGTCCCGCTGTTGGTCAATCCTCCGTTATTCGTAATCGACACTGATGTAGTGCCGTCAGTAGATCGGGTCACCGTGAACGGTTGCGCCGCAGACGACCCTTGCAAAAATGACAGCGTGGTCGTATTCAGCGCTGCGCCTGGCGCAGCGATCGATACAACCACAGCAGAACCGAGAGCAGCATCGGGAGTTACGTAAAACGTGGACGCGATGCCCGTATATCCAGTCGTCGGGCCCGACAGCGTGAATCTGACCGCTACAGGCGGATCTTCGCTGTAGGTCGACGATGCATCCATCGTGCCACCTAAAGCGGCCGTCAATCTGACCGGCGCCGAAGCGATGAATACTGGCACGGAATCAGGACAGCGTGAGCGAGATGGTCAGACCTGAGATGTTGAAACTCGTCGCAGTGCTCGGAATCACATTGTCTGCCACCTGAATGTCGCCACTGCCGACACCAACCGACCCGCTAATCCGCGTCGCTGCGCTTGATGTACGCATCTCGAATTTGGTAAACGTGCCTGCCGTGATTGAGGTATCAGCCGTCAGGGATGCCGCTGTTGCAACCGATGGGTTCGCAGTCGTCGCGCTGCCGAACGCAGTCGATGCAAACGTCGGCGCAGCAAGCTCGAGATCTGCCGAAGTCAACACCCGGAACGATCCGCTATTCAAGAGTGCCGTGATTCCGTTCAACGCCGCCGCGCGGCACTCATTCGCCCATGTTGCCATTGTCTTCGCCCTCGTTTTGCTTCGGCTCGTCCGATTGCATTTGCGCCCCTCCGCTGAAAGGCACAGACTTGATCAAGTTTCCATCCTTGTCTCGATACTCGATAGTGCCGGCAATCTGAACTCGGCCGGCGACTTGCGTTTCTTGCATTGCCACCCCTATTGAAGCGGTTTGTCCTGTACGCTTGCGCCGTCTCCGGCAATCATCTCAATGACCCGCACAGTGTTCCCTTGCGCGTCCTTGATCGGGATGCGTTCACGCGGCGCACGCACCACGTTGATGAGTGTCTCGAGTAGCGCCGAACTCTTGGCATTCGCCGCCATGATCTGCTGCTGCGCGGCCATCAGCTGCTGCTGCGCTTCGATCAGGGCCTGCATCTCAGGCGACGGGCCGGCTTGCACCGGCTCGACTGGTTCGGCTGGCTCCACTGGCTCAGGCGGTTCGGTGAGTTCCTTTTCCATCTCGCGCTCCGCCTGAAGCCGCGCTAGTTCGGCGTCCTGCTGCGCTTTCGCGGCTGCTGCCATGACCTGAATGCGCTTCGTCTTTGCGTCAAATGCCTTGATGGCGATCTCGTCTTGCGTAGCCTCGTGCTCGTCCACCGCGCCGATGAGTTTCGCCTCGGCCTCGCGGGTCTTTGCCTCGGCCTCCTGAATCCGCGCCTCTGCCTCGTCGAGTTCGCTCTCGGCATCCTTGGCAAGCGCTGCCATCTCCTGCATCTGCGCGGCCATCTGCTCTAGTTGCGCCTTGAGTTGTCCCGTGGTCTGCGCTTCCTGTTCGTTCTCCGGTGACAGGATCGCCTTGATCGCAGGCGGCGCCATCTCGGTCAGCACCTGAGAAAGCTTCTCAGCGTTCGGCACGTCCAGGGTCTGCGCCCACAGTGGCGCAATCGCCGGTGACATCTCGGGGTTGGCCCGCATCATCTCGGTAAACGCGAGTTGCGCCTGGCTCCGCTGGGTCGCAAATGACGCCCCGACCACCACCCGAACGTCATACCGACCGACGTTCGGATTGATGACCAGACCCCGGCCCTCGATCTCGACCGCGGCGGCTTCCTGTTTCGGGTCCATCGTGACGGTGCCGGTGGACCCGTCTTCGCTCATCAGTCTGAGTTGCCGGCGCTCGTCGATCAAGCGCGGGATCATGTCGATAATGATCTTGCCCACCTGCGTCATCGACGCCGCCAAGTGCGACGGGAAATGCGCCATCGACGCCTCGCCCTGCTGCTTGCGTTGCTCGATCGCCACCCCGGAGGTTTCGTTACTCGGCGCTCCCAGGTTCGCCTGATACATCCCGAGAGATGCCTGAATGTCCCGTAGCGCCTGCTCGCACTGCTCCGTGTGATTCTGAAGGTCCACTGACAGCGGCGGACGCTTCGGTTCATTAATCGGCCCCCGCTCGTCGATGTCGTTATACGGCAAGTAGGCGCGGCTCTCGACGCTGGCCAGGTCCCACACGTCCTGGAGGTTCGCCAGCGCGCGCACCGGGACAACCCACGGCGACTTTGGAGCCTGTCCCATGTAGGCGTGGATCTCGGACTTATGGTAGTTGTAACTGCGCTGCGGGTCGCGGGCTCGGCGCGCCATGCCGCAGTAGGTCATCCGACCATTCGACCACCCGACGTACCCGTAGACGGGAACAATCCCGATGGAACTTGCCGGATAGACAGTTTCGGGGGTGAGGATCTCATCGCCAGACATCCGCGCCCACTTGACCGTCTCGGTCCGTTCTGTGCGCTTGTCGATGATGTTCAGCGGCTGACCGTTCGCCTGGGCTCGCAGGATGTCGTCCTCCGACATCTCAGCCTCACGCCCTTCTTGATCCATGGCGATGTAGACGGTTTCGCGGGCGGTCACCTTGTGCCACATCTCGGCAACGAGGATGGACTTGCGTTCATCCTCTACCGTGCTGCGCTGCTCGTCCCCGAATGAGCACTTCTTTGCCTTCTTGCCGAATTCGCGCTCGAATTGCCGGTGGGAAAGTGGGGACAGCAGGAAGCCGAACGTGGCGTCGCCGCCGCCCAAGTCCACAGACCACGGGTCAAGAACTACCCGCAGCGGGTCACCCTCGCTTGAGATGCGCGGCTCCTGCCACCCAAGAGCACGATTGACGTATTCCGGCCTGACGACCAGGTAGCCTACGCCGCACCGGGCGGCCGATGTCATGACGCGTGCGTAGTGCTGCTGCGCGCGGGATGTGTATTCGATATGGCGCAGGTAGCCGTCGAGCTGCTGCGCGACTTTCTTGTCTGCGCCACCATCAACCGGGACGGCGTGCAGACCTGGCGGGTTTTGCTCGACCTGTCCGGTGACGTTGGCGATGTACTGACCGAGCTGGTCGAATACCAGGCACGGCCGCGCGCCGCCCGGGTCACTCTCGCGCTGCGCCTTGATCTGCTCGTCCCACTGCTGCGGGTCCGATGGGTCGCTGAACGCTAGATCTTCCTCGATCTGGCGACGCTGCCGCCTGCTCGCATCTAGCGCGTCTGCATAGAGGCGTTGCGCCTCCTCGAGTGCGTCGGCCATGCGCACATCATAGACGGTTCCTATTGGAATGCAAGGCCAGATAGGCAGTGCATTAAGGATGCACGTTTGTCCTACCGGCTCCGGCCTCTTGCTGCGCTGCTGCTGAAGTCCATTACCGGACGCGGCGGCGCGGTCAAACTCGGGAATAACTCGGTGAACGCCCAAACGAAGGCATCGGCCCGGTTCGGCGAGTTCTCGCCCGTGTACCCGTTCGTGGTGAATCCGCCAAGTTCTTCCTCTAGGTCCGCGTGCCGTCCGACGATCCGCACCTTTCCGGTTTCGACCAGGCTAGATAACGGCTCGGCGCGAACGATCTTTCCACGGCTGGCGTGAACTTCCTTGAAGTTCGTCCGCGGCCTAGCTGCATCGATGACGCTTTTGACCATCGCGCCGCCGAAGTTCGTCTCGGCAACGATCACGTCGGCAGAATGCCGTTCATAGGCTGAAGTCGCAACACGTCCCCACGTAGCCGGTCCAGCCTTGACGGTGAGGTCTTCCAGCAGATAGCCGATCCCATCTGTGCCAAGGCCCGCAACGCAGATGCCGATGGCGTCATTGTCGGCATTGTCCGTGTCGCCAGACCCAGACGGGTCAACCGCGACCACCAAACGCACCATGTCAGGCAGTTGCCCGTCTGTCACTCGCCATTGGTCTATGCTCGCCTCGGGGAACAGCGCGCCGGGGGTGTCTTCGCGGAACTGGCCTTCGAGGAATCGACGCTTTAGCCGGCCTGAAAGACCCTCTAGTGTCGATATGTAGGTTTCCGGCAGGTTGCGCGCGTTGTCGCGCGGGTTGATCTGCATTGACACGAAGTCTTCAGGCTTCGCTACCGGAACTTTTGTTTCCGGGTCAACCTTCTGCACGAATAGTCGATAGGACCAGTGCCCGCGATCCGGCGGGTTCTCGTCATAGAACATCTTCAATGGCAGCGGTTTAGGTTCCTCGCCATCTACGTCCTGCATTGCTCGCTGCGCTAGGCGGGTAACAGCAATGCCTCGCGCGCTCCAAGGTATCTGACTGCACTCGTTTAAAAAGATCGTTGCGTATTCCTGGCCGAGGATCTTTTCGGTGCGCTCCTTGTCGTCAAGGCCGCCAAACCAAATTTCCGACCCGTTCGGCAGTGTCGCGAACCAGTCAGTCTTATTCACCGAGTAGTCAAGGTCTGGGAAACACAGTTCCATCACTTTCGGGAAAGTGTCAAACACGATCGCCGACTTGATCGCGTTGAACCGGAACCTAAGCATGGCGTGCCGCGACCTGGGAGCCTTGATAGCTCGCACGATGATCCGGCGCACAATCAAAAACGTCTTTCCGGATCTCGAGCCGCCGAAAAGCATGCAGTGCGTTGACGGCCCGCCGAGCAGGCGTTGCGCCTCGACCTGCTTTGGCGTTAGCTCAAAGGTCTGCGTCGTCTGCACGTAGTAGCACAGTCAGCGGCTTGCCGTCCTTGCCGGTGATCTCGTGCCGCGCCAACTTCGGGACGTGGTATTCGATCACGTCGGTCATGCAGCGCCAGGCGGCTAGCGGCCCTTCTGTAGCTGCGATCTCGTCTAGCCACGCTTCCATCCGCTCTACGTTGCCCTCAACGAGGCGCGCGATTGCTTCCCGCGCGTTGCGGGTCGCTTTGTTCGGGCATCCCTTGCGACTAGCCATAGTGACAGATTACAACACTTTGTTGTTGTGCGCCGCAGCATCTCTAAAAAACGGATTGCCATGGCAACAGCCGATCAATAGGCAGCCAGTGCGTCGGGTCTCGATATTCTCCATAGTATCCTCCGTCGTACCATGCGAATTGCCAACGGCCGACTTCTTCGTGTTCGGACCCGTTAAGATATGTCGACCACTGAGCTGACACCGGGCGATTCTTTCCGACTCCGGTTTCGTCATCGCACCGACCACCAGAAAGCATGATCCATGTCCCGTCCTTCGGGGCAGTCTCAATTGGTAACCATTCGATCATCATGGCCCTACTCGGCAAAAAGCCCCGGGGCCGACGCCGACCCACGGGGCTCTCGCACAACGCTATCCGGCGACGACTCCACCTTTACCACGGTTGCCCGCCCATCTGTCGTTTGGTGCTGTTTGCACGCCGGCCTGTGCGCGGCAGTTTAGGCGACTTATCAACACCTGTCAATAAGTTATCCACATGCCTTGATGAAGGCGGCCGCGACCTGCGGGACGATCGCGTTGCCGTAGGCGCGCAGTCGTCCCACTCTATTGGGTATCCCATGAGCCAGCGGGAAAAGGCTGGGTTGAGTTGGCCGGGCTTTGCCGTCGCTGCATTCGATCCAGGCGAGGTCAGCCCAAGCAGCGAGTGGGTCTGCTCGCTCAACGGCTTGCCCCGCGCCTGCTCCGCTCGCGCCGCGCGAAACTCCGGGGAACATTCGTTCGATTTCCAGTCCCTCGCCGAAGGCGTCGCCCAGGAGGCCAGCGCCACCGTGCGCCGGCTGCTGTCGTTGTTGCCCGCGGCGTTGTAGCCATTCTGCGCCGGAGTGCCAGCCATCGGCGTCGGCCACCCAGTAAAGCCGCTGCCTGCTGTGCGGTGCCCCTGCGCCAGCAGCGCACAGATTCGCCGCCGCAGCGGCGTAGCCTGCGCCTTCCAGGTCAGCGCAAACATGATCGAGCCACGCGAGTCCAGCAGCTCCGGCAACCTGCTCGCCAAACACGCTTGCAGGGCGGCGCTCGCGGATGAGGTCGAAGAACGCAGGCCATAGGTGGCGCTCATCGTCGCTGCCACGCTGCTTGCCCGCGGCGCTGAATGGCTGACAGGGGCAAGAGCCTGTCCAAACAGGTCTGTCATCTAGCCATCCTGCAAGCCGCAAGGCGTAGCTCCATCCACCGATTCCTGCGAAGAAGTGGCACTGCTCGTAACCTCGCAAGTCGTCAGGCTTGACATCCGTGATGCTCCGCTCGTCTACGTCGCCCGGCGCGATGTACCCGGCCGCAATGAGGTTCCTGAGCCACTGCGCCGCATACGGGTCGATTTCGTTGTAGTAGGCTGGCATTCGATTTTCTCCATCGCGGTCGCCTGAACGGGGTAACTTTGGGGTAAGTGATACCCCAAAGTTACCCCGTCTCTGAACCCTAGCAGCTTCGCCAGCTCGAGCCCATCGTACTCCTTACGCGGGACTGCGATCACCAGCGCGGCCACGTCGGTAGCGATCCCGATCAGCACCGGGTCTGCCTCGGCGTCGGTGAAAACCCCGATGCCGCCGTTCTTGGCGCGATAGGCTTCGGCCTGGTCACGGGCTCGGCGGGATGGGGTCATGCCGCAATCCAGGCCACAGCGCCGTCCATGTGCATCTGCCAATCTGGACTAATTCCGTCCGCATCATTGCCTTACACGCATCGCAGTGCATCAAGACATCACCCTCAATCGCTTCGCCGTGCTCCCACGTCCATAAATGGCGGTGGCCGCAGTGGCCGCACTCCCATGCGATCTTGTCCTTCTTTTCCGCGCTTCGATCAGACTTGCCCATCACGACACCCGTCTGCTTGCGGCCGCCCGTCTGGACGCCTCGACTGCCTCGCGCTGCTCGCGCAGGTATTCGGCCGTTCGGTCTGCCTCTGTGCTCGGAACGGTCTGCGTCGCAACATCTTTTACTGCATTGAACTCAACCGCCTTCCTGATCCAGTTGCGCCACATCGCATCCCAATCCGTCTTAATACCCTTCTGACCGGGTTGAGCAGACCAGTAGTCCGTGAACCTTGCGGCTTGTTCCTGAAACTCTGCGCCTTGAATTCCGCGCTTCAAAGCGAACACGCGGCCGTTTTCTCCTGGATTCCAGTCTGGAGTGAGGCGCGAGCCGATAGGCTTGCGCGCTCTCTCTCTCTTTGCTTCTGCTTCTGCTTCTGCTATAGGTTGATTTGGTTGAGTCTGTTGAGTCTGTTGAGTCTTGCGTTTGTGCCAGTACTCCCGATGGTATTCGCGCCGATCACACTCGCGCTTAAGCGCCCTATAGTGCTTGTAGTTGACGACCATCCATCCCCAATCACGATCCGGTGACAGCGGCACAATGCGCCGTCCTTCCTCTGACGGAGTTCTGCTGTGCGGATCAGGCTTCAGCAGCTCCAAAATTCCCTTTCTGATAATCTGCATTGGGATTGTGGTGCGCCTCGAAATGGCCTCGGCCGTCATGTCAACGGCTCCTTCCTGATCGGCCAGGACGAGGAACTGCTGAAACGTGACAAGAGCCTCCCATGTGCCGTGCGTGCACAATGACCCGTCGTACATCTGCGCGAATATCTTGGCGTACATGGCGGCAATGTGTTTAGTGTGTTGAGTGTGTTTAGTCTCAACTATGCCATACGCTGCAAGGGTGATGGAGTTCCATCACGCCCCGCCCGGTTAGAACCTTTTAGTATTCGCTGCCGGGCTGCCCCGGCGCATTGCTGTCGGTGCATTTGTTGCGGTGGTTCGTTGCGTGCGGACAGCGCTTGTTGCCGCAGCGCTGGCACACAATGAATTCGGTCATCTCTCGCGGCAAGCCGAAGCGCACATCTCCGCGGTCGCGGATGCACTGTCGGCAGTCGCACGCCGCTAGCGGTTGCTGATGGCTTGGATCGGCGCGCGGCGGCTCGGCGTCCAAACTGGTAGCCATGCGCGCGACTTGCCGGCGCGGAGGTTCTGGTGGTTGGCGGTTGTTCATGCTTGCTCCTGCTCCTGTTCTTGCAACTCGACACCATGCGCCGCCCGCCGCTCAGTACGCCACATCAACCGCTTGATGTAGCGCGCCACCTTCTCCCTGTCTTCGGGATAAATGTAGTGCGTCACCGCCACGCGCCCGGCTTCCTTGTGCCGGGCGCGCTCGGCCGCTTTCCACTTCGCGGCCGGGGTGGTCATGCCGCCTGCTTGTTGCGCACCATAGGCTGCACCACGACTTCGGCCTTCGTAGTGCGGTCTGCGTAACCGGACCCACAAGGGCGGGCGGCAGTGCGGCTTCTTCGTAGGTCATCAGCGCCCTTGTG